AAACCTCCCTGCATTAATCCATCAATCACTTCCCATGAGGTTTCTACAGTTGCCCGAGCCATCTCTTCATATCGTTCTTCAATCATATTAAAATACTCATGGCCGATATTACGTTCTGTGCCGGCGTTCATTGCATTATCCATTATTGTTTTAATACTATCAAAATCACCACTCTGTTCTAAAATAGTAACAGATTCCATAATAGCATTTTTTAATGTTTGGTTCTTGAAAAAATCTAAAGATTTATCTTGAATAAAATCTAAATCTGATGATTCTAAATGTTTATAAACTTCCTTTAAAACTTCAAGTATTGTTGTTTTTAAAACATCGTTTGATACTTCATCTGTTTTAACCTTAAAAACATCAAAAGTAATTGGCTTGTTATACTTAGTAAAATATTCTTTGCAATGTTTTACAATCCATTTCATAGCATCACTATCGTAATGTTTTTCATCTAAAATATCATGAATTTGTTCTATATATTGCGGTTTGGTCATTAAACAAACAATGCTTTTGATTTGGAAGCTGTGGCCAAATTGAGCTAATTTATTTACTGCCATTTTTATCCCTTTTACTAAACCGATCTAATCTCACAAATTCTGTTATCCATGAATTCATATCTGGAATTTGACTCCACAGTTTATCTTGCATAAACATTGTTGAAAATTTATATTTAATCAACGTCGGAACCTTTCGATTAATTGATTCTTGAACCCGCAATTTAATATGATTACTAATATCAACACTAAAAAGCTGCATTAATAAATAATTACGTTTTACTAAAAACACGTTGTTTTTTATTGTTTCTATTAATTTATATTTGCTATCAGTATTATTTACAAATTCAAATAATTTTTTTATACCAAACTCATCATCACCCGTAATCTGCGGAATATATTTTTTTATTGATTTTAAAGCGGCTCCTCTTATACCATTTATATTATCAGACTTATCCCCTTCCAATGCTCTATATGTTAAAAAATTACTAGGCCATATATCAAATTCTTCTTTAATTTTATTTATATTATATTCAACTTTTTTAATTGGACTCCAAACAGTGATTCTATCATCAATTAATTGATAAAAATCCTTATCAGTACTTGTAATTATAATTTTTTGAGTAGTTAAAAGTTGTTTTGAAATATAAGCTATAATATCATCTGCTTCAGTGCCATCTATAGAAATTATTGTTAAAGGTAATTGTTCAAGATATTTAATTAATCTTCCCAATTGCATTTTTATAGATTGCTCTTCATTTTGGGGAGCAATACTCCAATCAATATTTCTATTAAATCTTTGTTTAACCTTCCGGTTACCTTTATATTGTGGGTATAATTTTTTACGGCGTTTAGTGCCATCCTTACCATCAAAAACAATAATACATCTGGTTGGTTTTATCCTCGCCAGCGTATACCTAAGGGACTTCAAAAAACCAATTATACCGCCGATGTGAATACCATCATCATTGACAGCAGGATTGGCACTAAAAGCTCGTATAAATGTATTCAGCTACAGGCCATCAAGGATGAGAACCCGACTATTAATATCGAAATGTGTCTCATCGTTGATGGCATGTTCCTGTTCAATTTGTTCAAGTATAGATAAATATTTTTTATTAAAATCATTAGAGGTCATCTACAACATCATCCGTTTCAGTAATATCATCTATTCCTAATTGATGTGATTGGTATTTCAAAATTAATTTATCACATATTAAATTATAAACATATTTTTTTAATTCAGGATCTTCTTGAAGTTTCTTCTCCCAATCTTTAGACTGAAACTTAATCTTTTCGCCATTTTGATTAACCAACGTATACCACGCTCCAGTAACCGAAATTGCTTTATAATCTTTTAATACAGTCAACCAACCACCATAATCATCTATACCCCTATCAAAATATAAATGAAATTCTGCAATACGTAATGGTGGTCCTAAACGATTTTTTATAACTTGTGCCTTTATCTTCATACCAATTGTATTTTTCTTAGTATCTTTAATTTGACCTGCATTTTTTAATCTAACGCGAGTTGATGCATGAAACGGCAATGCTTTACCACCACTAGTAGTCCATGGATCGCCAAACATTACTCCTAACTTCTGCCTAAGTTGATTAGTAAATACAAGTGCTACTTTTTGACGAGCCATCATTTGAGTAATTTTTCTCATAGCTTTAGAAATAATAATCGCCTTAGATGTAGCCCACCCATCTTTATCAAAATCTGCCCCCATTTCTACTTTTGTTGTAGCTGCAGCCAAACTGTCTACTAAAATAGTAACATCACGTTCTCTATCGGACTCCCTAATCTTCGTTACAATATGCTCTATAGCTTCAAATATTTCTTCTACAGTTTCAAGTTGAATATAAAGCATCTTTGATATATCAACACCAATAGCTTCTAAAAATTGTTGAGAAACTGATGATTCAGTATCTATATAAACAGCAATTCCACCTTTTTTTTGAGTATTTGCAAGGACATGCGCACCCACAAGAGATTTACCACTGCCTTCTAATCCATTTAACTCCGTAATCTTTCCTACTGCAATACCGCCACTTGATCTATTCGATATAGCAATATCTAATACAGATGATCCAGTAGATATCCAGCTTGTAACATCAGTTGGAGAAACAGCATCTGCGCCTAAAAAGTATGCTACTTGTTGGTGTTTAAACTGCTTATTTAACTCATCTGCAATAACCACAGCAAGTTCATCAGTATGTGTCATACTTAACCTCCGAATATGATTGGGGTAGTAAAACTACCCCAATTTAATTTAATATTAACCGTTAAATAACTGATCAAAAGCATCATTAACTTCAGAGACAGTATTAGTTGCCGCTGGAGTAGTAACGACTGTTTCATCAGCGCTATCTTCGGAAGTTTCTGGATTCATATGAGTTTTGAAGACCTCTTTTAATTCATCATAAGTTGGTTCATTATATACCTCTGTAATATCAACTTGACTTTTAAAGATTCGTTCAAGCTCATCCTTATCTTCTGTTAATGGAACTTGATTCGGTTTTACTCTAATAGTGGTTTTACCATATTGATTACCAGCTTCTGCTGGTGTTTGACGTTCAACAACAATATCCCGACCATTAATTGGATCTGAAAGATCACCATAGTCAGGATCTGCTATAAACCCAAGTAATTCCTGATATACTGTTTTACCAAAACCCCAAAATTTAACGCCGTCACTTTCTTCTCCACGAACTACGACTGGTGCAAATGTTCTCATTTTTGGTTCAAGTCTTTTGCCTTGGATCCACTCTTCTCTATCGCCAGTTGATTTTAACTTACTTGCGAACTCATTAATTGGATCTGGTCTACCAAAAGACACTGGAGAAATATAGGTTTTATTCCCCATACCATAATGAAAGTATAACTCAATAAAAGGATTGTCCTTATTAAATTTATAAGGTACAATTCGAATTTGAGTCTTACCAGGTTGTGGTTTCCAAAATGAAGTTGATGTTGTTGATTGTAGTTGTTGTAACCGATTTTTGATTTGTTCAATATCCATGCGAATATTCTCCTCAGTATTTATATTTTAGTTTTTATTATTTAGTTTACATTTTTAGTGTAACCCTTATTAATATATATAATAAAACTTTAGCAAACAGCTATTTTTTTTTTAATTATTACCACTTATCAATAGGACATTTGCATGTTTTAAAATGAACTTTTATATTCATAAAACACCCACAATGAACACATCTACCATCTCTCTTACCCGTATCAGGGTTTGTCTCATCATACTTTAAAAAAGGACATCCTTCACAAATTTCCCATCTACGAATCGCTTCTTCAGACTCTACTAATACCTTTTTTCCTCTCATAAATGCTTTTAAGGATCGCCAACTATCTGTAGCGAGACTACGAGCCATCTGCATATGAGATGGTAATTCAGAACCACTCTCTTCAGCAAGCATAATTTCAACTTTATCTATATTGTCTAACTCTTCTTGAGTTGGATCCCGATCGATCGTCGGTTTAGGTTTTAGCATTATTTTACGCCAAGATGTGCCATTAATCTATCTAACTTTAATTCAATAGATTTCACCTTTTCATCCAATGATATATCCTTGGTATTTTGTTGCAACTGCCTTACCCGTTGTTGTTGTATTCGATGTAAAACTTGATCTGCAGTAGGTAAATTTTTTAAATGTTTATTATCCTTTACCCACAATGCATGCTTCTTCTTCCATACTCCAATTTGTTCCTCTGTAGCCGTTGGCATGGGTGGGGGTGGGGGAGTTGATTTAACTCGGGGTAGTGCTAATAATTGATCTATAGTTTTAATATTTGGCAAGTGACTGTTATCATCTGCCCATTTATTATATTCTTTTTTCCACTTATTAATTTCTTTTTTAGCCGCGGCATGAAATGGTACTCTAGGCATCGGATTTTTTGATGATGGTGGGGCTGGTACCTCTTCCCCATTAATCCACTTTAACAAAATATCCTTTTCTCTATAACCACACACATGATGTCCTGTTTTAGCATTTATAAATAAAGGTGTACCACAACTAATATTATATTTTTCTTTTAATTCGTTCTCTATTGCTTTATTATCAGAATCTTCTAAATCTAACTTTAAAATATTATGACCATCTTTATTTAACTCATCAACATGCGGCATTGCTCTTGTACACCAACCACACCCCACTGTGAAAAAATAATATAAATTAGAATCTACCATAACCTTTCTCCTATTTTAATCTGTAACTTTAATTATCTTAAATATCCTTGTTGATATTTTATTTAGACCTTCAGAATTTGTAACCATAATTACATTTTGAAAATTTTCCCATGGAATTTTATAACTGGTATCTAAAATACCGTTATTCAAATTTTTTATAACCTCATTTAATGCATTTATAGTATATAGCGTATTTGTGTGTTTTTTCCTATGCAAAGAAATAGTACTTGCAACTAAATTATAATCCAAATCTCCCACTGCATTCACATTATATGTGCAAATTAATTCTTTAGGATAATTTTCATTTTGTAAAACATAAATTTTATTAAAAACAATATCATAATTGCTTTTGATTTCTTTAATTATTGAATCTAAATTATTCTTAGTTGTAAATGTACAAAGTAGTTGTGTTTTCATTTTATCACCTTATCTAATATAAATTGAGTAAACCAATTTTTATCGTCCGCCACTCTCAATACCGCATCATAAAGACCTTTTTTCTGAATATGTGCTCCCTTAGCTACCTCATCAGATATTTCTTTCAATGATTCTTTTGTAACATGAATTCTATTACTAATTATATAATCCCAAACTCGTGAAGCAATGTGATCCCATTTTGCTTCTACCAATAAAGTTTTTAATTTAATCACTATAACCTTTTCACCCAACTTAATACATTAGATAATCGTAAACCATTTCTTAATAAAACGGATGTTTCTTCTGAACCGTTGTATCTACTCGTTATAGCATCTTCTAATGTCTTAATCATTTCCTTTTTCATCTTAGAAGTAACCCTAATCTTTTTATCTTTTCCCCAACCATCAACACTTTCAGGAGGTCCACTACCCACACCCACAAATCCAGATACGCCGTATTGTGGCTCAAACTGATAATCTAATGTTTGCCATCCACCATAATGAGCTTTACCATATACAAAACTAACCTCAAACCCTCGAGCTGACATATTTTTATAAGCATCGCCTTTTTTAATATCAGCATCAGTTAGTTCTTCATTTATAGATTCTGCCATACTGATCAAACGATATTTTTCAAGAACACTAGTTATTTCATCAGGGGATGCAGATAAGTCGTTAGACAACGATAAAATAATATCATAACCCTTAGCACCAGCTCGTTTAGCACGCATTATCATTCTCTTTAACTGTTGCTTATTTATTGTTACAGCTTCGCTTAATAAATCTTTTAGTTTAATCATATATCGATTTAAATGGCTTTGGTTTCAGCCAATTACTCCTGTCTTTAAATGATTCTAAAACATCCAATGCTATATTTTTATTAAGAGTTTTTTCTATACCAGATGTTCCTGGATTTGAATTCACCTCAAGCATAAATGGTGATTCATTTTCTCTATCTTCAGACGGTATAAAATCTACACCAACCCAAATACCATCAACAGCTTTAGCAGCTTTAATGCAATCCTCTTCTTCTAATTTTGTAAGATCAAATGGAAGTGTCTCTGAACCTTGTGAATAATTACTTCTAAAATCACCTGGGATGACTTCTCTT